CTTCCGACAGGGGCAATTCCCTTACTTTCGAGGTTTCCTATCTCCGCGACTCCTATGTCAGTTATAAGGTCTTCGATGTTTTCCAACCGGTCACTCACAAAATCTCCGAAGGCCAAAGATACAGCCATCTTCCCCTTCGACTCTATAACCGCTCCTTCCCCCAAACCCTCCATTCCTGTTTCAACGTATCCGACTACCGTATCAACGAAATTCTTCCACCAGCCCCCGTCTTCCGTATCCTCTGGCATGGATCCTAATGCCGACAGAGCAATCATCGGATCAGCCGATGCAAAGCTGGGGCCAGTGTAATCGTCTCCCTTCACAAGAGAGACAACTGAATCATATGCGTTGCCAAGGGCATTGCCAATTGTAGAGAAAAGACCATCTGAGGTTTCTTCCAAGGCAGTCAATTCATCAGCGTCTATTTCGTAAAGAGCCGGTAGCCCAGGGTACGCTTCTTCCAGGAGAGTGACATCTTCTACCGGTATGTCCCTCACGGCATCATCTGCCTGTGCAGAAGCTGCATCCAGGCCCATACCGCTCCCGGTTAAGAAGGAATACACATCGTTATACTGCTTTTCCTGATCGGCAACCTGTTCGAGTACATCATCTCCATAGAGGTCAAAGAGGTCATCAATGTCCTGTTCCAGTTCGTACGGTTCCGTCTCTTCCCAAATAGGGAACAGTCCCTCTTCTGCCTCTTCCCGTTCCGATTCTATGCGATCCACTTCTTCCTGAAGGGACTCATCAAACCCCTGTTTCGCTTCCAGGGCTCCCCAATAAATCTTTAATGAGGCTCCTTTATGGGTATTTGCCGCTAAATCGGTCAGGTATTCATAATTTCCATACGGCTTGATACCCATTTATATCCCTCCCTGTGCGCCTGGTCTCGGCGTTCCGGGTGGAACCAATGGACCGCCTTGCGGTGTCGGTATCGGCGGTGGTACGCCCATCATGGCGTTCGGCATCACTGCCGGGTTTATTCCAGGAGGCCCCCCGGTTGTAGGTGGAGGGCCGCCTGGTCCCCCTGGTGGTCCTGGCGGGCCACCCCCTGCATTCTGCATCTCAGCAGCTTTCCGCTTCTGGAGAATGATGGTCGTGAGTTCATTCGCATAAAACCGCACCAAATCCTCTCGTCCCTGGCGCTCTGAGGCACGGAGGAGTGTCCACAAGGCTGCTTCCGGCAGCATCCGTTCAGCCAATTGCTCCTTGATGGCATCATCCATCTGATCCGCATCCTGTATTGCCAGGATTCGATCCCGGATTGCACGGTCAGAGAGTAGTGGTGTCGGTCCTTCCCGTGCAATCTGGGCCATACTGTACCGTGTCATGTCGTCCTGCGGCAGTTGGCCGACCAGGTTCACGACAGGCATCCCGGTGTTCTTCAAATCCTCCGGGTTGATCTCTTCAGTAAAATAGAGCCTGTTTCTGTCCATACCTGAGACTTCCATGGACTTGAATGAGCCTGACGAATACTGGTCTGAGATCAGGTTGAAGATCATCTGGTAGGCACGTTCTACCCCTCTCAGGTACTTATTCACCACCGTCTCTACGCCCTGTCTGAGTGTATTGATCGCAAATCCGCTCAATTGGAACGGTAATTCACCGTACACCGAGTGTGGAAGCGACCCACGCTGCATCTCTCCAGAGACAAGAGACATAAATGCCCCTGTTTCCTTGGCTATTTCCAGCAGCCCCAAGGGTTCCACGTTCTCGTTCTGGGCAAGGGCAATCTCAGACCCCTCTAAGTAGGGGTCTTCGTCCAGTGTTTTCTGTCCGTCCCGTGAACGGACAATCAGCCCCTGTCTTCGTGACCGTGCGGTCAGTTCCAAAAGGGTACTCATCATTAAATTATGCTTCTCATAAAGGTTTCGTGTGGACTGAAAGACGCTCTCTCCCACATCGGCGATGGTATCTTCCATGTTGGACTGGGACAAAGCCACAATATAGGGATTTGCCCCAATAGGGCAGATAAATGCAGGTACCTGGTCAGCCCCGTGTTTCTGCTGTTTCTTGATAACCCGGATAATCGGAGACGTATTCGACCCATTATGAATGAGGATCGTGTTGTACTCCCTATCATAGAAGTCATAGACGTTAATACCGTCTACAGCATGGGGGGCATCCCAGTCCACCTTAACATTATACTGTGCAAATATCTGGTCTTTGGTCTTCGGGAGCTTGTAGCAGACCCAATCGAGCCCTTCAGGGCCGACACCCCAGTAGGTATGCATGGGGTCCCACGGTGTGATATCCACATAGGTGCTTCCGTCTTCCCGTTTTGCCAGAAGCGAACGCCCTGCGACCCATCCACGGAGGGCTGCGAACCAGCCGAGCTGGTCACGGAGGTTCGGAAGCATCATCCGCATGAGCCGTTCGTCAGCAGCCTTAGTAATCCCGATCAAAAAGCGTTCTTTACGGTCATTTCGCTCTCTCAAATCGGGTTCTGCCCCGTCATGGGGGATTCGGACAGTCATTTCTGCCCCTGCAACCCACCCAATGACCTTTTCTGCATACGTTTGCGGGTCATTTGAGGTATACGACTGGTAGCCCTCGCCTGCATCATACGGATCAAGGCGGTAGAGGGCATGGTCATCCTGCATCCGCTGTCTCAAAGGCTCGGTTGCGTCATAATGCGCTTCCACGAGCTCAACAATATCTTCCGGTTTTCTCCTCGGCATGGTTTATATCCACCTTTTTACCCGAATACGGTCCCGCCCTTCGATATATCCGTATCCAAAACGGTCGATAAGGCCGTAAATCACGGCCTTTACTCCATGATTATACTTATCTTCAGGAATTTCGCCAACTATATTCCCTTCGCGGTCAGTTTTCCACCGATATGCCTTAGTTTGTCCATCAAAAGGGTTCGGCGCTGCCCCGAATTCTGACAAAATACCGCTGCATTTCGGATTAAAGACGATTCTTGGAGCATGGGTAGACGGATTTATCTTGAGCCACCCCTTCAATCGTTCCGATCCTTCATTGATTCTAATCTTCTGCGACGAGAAGTAGACCCCCGTCTTTTCGAGCCATACCTCTGCTGGTGCTGCCATTGCTTGGTGCTGCGTCCCCGCAATGTCGATGACGCCAAATCGGACATCTCTCCACCAAGGTCTTCCCTGGGCAATGTCGATAAGGTCGTCGGTAACGAGTCCCTGTTCGTAGATTTCGTCGATAACACAGATTTGTTCTCCTCTAACCTGAACCACTTCAACGGCATACGCACCTGCATAACCCGGGTCCATCCAGAGATGAACAGGTTCACCAGGTTCATAGTCCACCTCGCTTATATGAATATCAGGACGAAATTCAGGAAAGACCAGTCCCTTCGGGGGAGAGGGCTTTCCCTCGATCCGCTCCATAAAGAAATCGTCGCTTGAAGCATTTTTGAGCCGTAATATTTCCGGGTCAGTCGCTCCACCCGGATAGAGATGCACATTCGTATAGCTTGGAAGCGAATAGGCCCGTGCATCCGTATCCGCACCAGATGCCCAAGCGGTAAACATCTGGGGATACCAGCCTAATGATCCTTCAAATGTTCCTGCGAGGAACATCCATCCTCTCCTGGGGGCGCACCTGCCTCTGAGCCGAAAGAAGGTTTCGAGGTCAAGCTGACTTGCTTCGCATCCAATGATGCCGTTCGGCGCTCGCATTGCAAGCGTTCGAGGGTCCTTAGCACTTTTCGTCTCGATTCTGGTGCCATCTGCAAGAGTAAGATGACCAGGATCGACGCGCTTCGACGCCTCCTTGAGAATGCCGAGGGTTGAGAAGTCTTCCATAAGGTACTCAAATTCGGCCCGTGTTCGTTCGTAGTCGGCTGCGACAAGCCAGTAGAGTCCCCGCTCTTCCGTATCTGCGAAACGGGAGAGGAGATACTTGGCCGCCACGAGAGACTTTCCTGCCTGCTCACCCCCAGCCACCAGGTTGAACCTGTACGGCGAGTCGAGGATGACCTGCTGTTCTTTCGTCGGCGAGTAGCCCACCTTTTGAAAAAGGTAATCACGCAGCCCTGACTCCTTTAGTTGTGTGGTCATACGTTATCCTTCTGACTAGCCAGAGGTTCAGCGCTCGTCTTCTTGTTCGTTTTCTTCAAGCCATCCTTCTAGTTCAATCATCGCATGAATCCGGTACACCGCATCACGGTCAATATCCGGACGTTCTAGTTCAGGCCAGTACTGCGCCTTACTCCACCGTAATGCTTCTTCAAACGTCATCCGATTCCTCTTTCTTCTCTGGCGCGTTCCCACGCCGTTCCAGTATTTCCTGGAGCGTATCCTCAACGTGCCCGGTGAGCTCCGCAGGTTTTTCCTCTACATCCTTCTTAATATCTTTTGCGGCCTTTCGCCATTCGATAATCAGATCCTTCGCAGTATCCTCCGTCATAGCGAACTGCGGACGGTATTTACTGGGGAGGTTGGCATTTAAAAGCCCCAGAAGCAGGATGTCTCCACCCTTCCCCTGTCCGGGGTTCTGGACACGATCCAAGGCAATGGCCTCTAACTTCTCTCCGAATGCCTGTCTCCTGGAGTCCATATCCTTAGAGAATACCGGATCATGGACGTGCCAGTCATTGTATGTTGGCCTCTTAATCCCAGTAATAGCACACGCTGCACGGATCGTGCCATGTTCCTCATAGGCGTTCAGAAAAGTTTCTTTTCTTTTGGCAGAGTCTGCTTTTCTTTGAGCGTTGTTCCGTCCTTGGAATAACGGAAGTTCCTTTTTGTCCTCCATCGTTCCCCTTCCCCTAACAACCCTTTCCCCTATTGGTGTATTACATATTACTGTTATACCCCCTATAGGGGGGGGTATATAACAGTAATATTACTGTAATATTACACCGTATTACGGTGTGACATAGATATAAAATTACTCATAATGTGATATTACGGTCGGTATTACTGTCATCTTACCCAGTAGTATTCTCACATCAGTGTTTCAATGTCAAGTTTTTGGACCACATTCCTTTTGACTAGCCAGAGATTCTACGATTCTATCCCTATACCAGAATCTCAGAATCTTACGTTTTGTGGGGATCTCTTTTGTGGAAAAAATCTTGTCATGGATATATTCATACAGGGTATTCGGAGTTTAAGCCCTACCGGGTGGTATTGGTGTCGTTATAGGTGTTGCGGGGTACGCACGTTGTTAATGCTTATTGGTGTGGTTGTTGTCTTGTTAGTGTTCACTGGTGTTGTAGTACATATTCTCCTTATTGGTATTCTTTATTGTTATCCACTATTGGTATTGTTTCTTATTGTTATGTGCGTGTGTGGCGTGTGGTGTGTGGCGTGTGTGGTGTGTGTGGTGTGGTGTGCGTTTTTTTGTGAGCGTGTCACGTTATGGAACGATCCATTATGTCAAGTTGTTATGTAAACCGGTTATGTCAACTACACGTTATGTAAAGTTCCCAAGTGGATTGGATACTAACAAGATCGCAAAAAAAAATGACCAAGATCGTAAAAAAAATTTTGATAAATAGACTGTAGTTTAAACTACAGTATCTGTACATCCTCCCTAAAATGAACGCGTAAAAGACTATACGAATGGTGCAAATTCGTGATATAATTAAAGGGTATCGGTGAACAATACTTTTAGCCGATACAGAAAGTAGGTTATCTCTTATGAGTGGTATTACCAAAGTTAGCACGGCTCCCGAAACAGGTGTACGGTTGCACCCTAAGAAACAAGGTTCAAGAGTTAAAACTCTCGAAAATGTTTCTTTAGTTCCCTTACAGGATCACATTGAGAAGATAGCAAAGTACTTTGCTACCGACTTAAAATGTGTGACGAATGCTAAGTATGTAGTCCGAATTGTAGATAGTGAATCATTAGCATGCTACGGTTGGCAGTGCCAAGATACAATGTTCAGAAAATCGGATGGCGCAAAAATGGCCGAAATTCGCATACCGACGGCCATATTATTACAAGAAGATCAAACAGTTTATGAGTACATATGGCATCAAGTGAAGCACAAACAGAACGCGGAAAACTACGCACCTAAGAAGGACAAAAACCAACAACTAACGCCCGTCGATATGTCACGCGACAGAGTCCATAACGCTACCTATATGTTCGATGCTGATACATCAAAAGTATGGTTTGAGACTCCAAAAGAACGTAGGGAAAACCATTTATCTGACATAGGATGGGGAGCTAACCACTTCACATCTAAATATTGGGCGCAAGTATTAGCCGAATGTCCACCAAATAAAATGTTGTTTGATATTGGCAGAATCGTTATTGAGTCCACACGAAAGAAGAAACAACCTACCAAAATGATTAAATATACGTGCGGTTGTGACAACCTACGTTCTACCGCGGATTACTCACAACATCCCCCAAAGTGTACCAAGCCACGTTGTGGTCAACCATACGT